GGGCAACATTGAAGCGGACGAAGTCGACGTGACCTCGTTCTCGTCGTCGGGTAACTTCCGCCGCTTCAAGCAGGGCCTTAAACAGGCCAGCGACGGCAGCTTGACGTTGAACTACCTGATCGGGGACACGCAGCACAAAGCGATCCGCGATCGCGTGGGCTCGAACACTGCCGTTAAATTCCGCACGACCGCGACAGCGGTTGACGACGACGAAGAGATCTGCACCTTCGACGCACTTATCAAATCCATGTCGCGGCCGGTGGAAATTGGCGGCGTTTGGGAAGCGACGGTCGGCTTCAAAATGACCGGCGAGCCCACATTCACGGGTGACTAATGCTAGCTCTTGACGGCGTTCACTTCGCCATCGGAGATCGGGAGCGCTGCCTACGTTTTTCGTGGGCGGCGCTCATCGCTCTACACGACCACTTCGGAGACGGCTTCGAGGAAAAGGTGGCGAACGCCATCATCGCTCAGCGCGTCGACGATCTCGCGACGATCGTAGTCCTCACCTCGGGCGTTCGCGTGGAAACGCGCGCCGAATTCGAGGCTGCGCGCCGCGACGTCATCGCCGCGAACCCGCCTCTCAAGCCCTTGTGCTCGAAGCTTGAGATCGCGTGGGCGTATGCCTACCACGGCTTCGAGGCCGCAAAGCGCTTCCAAGAGGTAGCGGAGAAAGAGACGAAGGCCCTCGGCACGGCGACAACGCCAAAAAAGTCGATCCGGTCCCGTTTCACCTCCGCGTTCGCTACGCTTATGAGGACGCTCTCGGGAGCGACATAAGCGAGGCTGACTTCTGGGCGATGACGCCCGCGCAAGTGCGGGGCAAGGTCGCGGGGGTTCAACGGGACCGGCGCAAGTGGTCGCTGCATAACGCGTGGCATTCCGAGTCCTTTCAGCGGACGAAGGGGCTCAAAAAGCTCGAAGACTATCTCGGGGAAAAACGCTTCCAGCCGACGGCGCGCGAGCGTCCTAAAGACATGATGCGGCGTCTGCGCGAGCAGGCGAAGGCGCAGAAAGAACGCGCGCAGAAGAAACGGGCGAGGGAGTCTGCGGATGGCTGACGGCAGCACGCAATCAATTGGCGGCGTCTCGATCGAGATCCTCGCCGGTCAAGGCAAGTTCAACCGCTCGCTTGTGCAGGCTGAGCAGCGGGCGCGCGCGACGGGCTCCGTCATGGTCCGCGAGTTCGATCGCGCCGATCGCTCGGCCGAGCGCCTCAATCAGACGCTGAAGCGGGGCGTCTCCGCTCTCGCACTCTTCGGCGGCGGCTTCACTGCGGGACTGATCGCGAAGTCGGTTATCGAGGCCGCCGACGCGATGACGCTTCTGCGCGGGCGCATCTCGAACGTGATCACCGAGACGGAGAGCCTCTCGCGCGTGCAGCGGGATCTCTACAACTCGGCGCAGAACAACCGCGTCAGCCTCGAAGCGCAGGCGCAGCTCTATCTACGCCTTCGGCAGAGCGTCTCGTCGCTCACTCACGAGATGGCGCTCAGCATCACGGACACGTTCGCGCAAACGCTCGTGCTCTCGGGCGCCAGCGCCAGCGAGGCCGCTTCGTCCATGCTTCAATTTGCCCAAGCCATGTCAAAAGGAAAATTGGACGGCGACGAACTCAAAAGTATCCTCGAAAACAATTCTCGCTTCGCTAAGCTGCTTGGCGACGCCCTCGGCGTGACGAAGGGCCAGCTCCGAGATCTTGGCGAGGCTGGGGCTCTAACCGGCGATCTGATCACGCGCGCCATGGGCGACAAGTCGGCCGAAGTGGCCGCCGAGTTCTCGAATATCCCGCTCACGGTCGGGCAGGCGATGACGAAGCTCGAAAACGCGCTGATCAACTACATTGGCGAGACGGACTCGGCTCTTGGCATCAGCGCGCGCCTCGCCGCGGGTATCGACTTGCTGGCGACGAACCTCGACGGCCTGCTCGACGTTCTGCTCGCTCTCGGATCCGGGGCCATCGCTGGCGGGGCCACGTTCGGCCTCTTGAAAGTTGGCGACGCCGCCTTCCGCATGGGGCTGGCGATCAAAGAAGCGCTCTCGAACATCGCGGCGGGCACGAACCCGGCGTACAAGAAGTTTGCCGAGCCCGTGACGAAGGCCGTCCTCGACGCAGAGCGCGCGCTCATCAACTATCAGACGTCGCTCGCGGGCGTCACGCGCGCAGAGAAGGCTCTCGCGGACGCGCAGGCGGCGGGCAATACGGGGCGCTCGCTCGCAGCCTACAAAGGTCAGGTGACGCGCGCCCGCAACCTGACGACGTCGCTACAGGAGGCGTCAGATCAGGCGGGGCGCACTGCAGACCAAATGCAGAAGGACTTCACGCGCGCGACGTCGGCCATCGGCTCGCGCGTGAGCCAGATCGCGACGATCGCCGGGCGCATGGGCTCGGCTCTGCTCGACGCATTCGGCGGCCCCGTGGGCTTGGCGATCGCCGCCGCGTCCATCGCCATGGCCGTGTTCACACACAACGCCTTGAAGGCGGCCGAGGCGGCTCGCAACGTGCAGCAAGCCCTCGAACTCGTAGCCGATCTGCAGCTCAAGGTGGCGGACGCCGCCAGCTCTGGGGCGACGGCGATCGACGACGCCACGGCCGCGCTCAAGCGGCAGGAGGCGCAGACCAAGCTCAACGAGGACGCCGTCAACGCTCTGGCGATCGTCAGGGAGCGGGAGGCGCGCGCGATCATCGCCGCCGCCCTCGCGGAGACGCGCAGGCAGGCGAACGAGTCTCAGCGCAAGGTCAACTCGCTAACGCCGTACCTCGACGTCACGAACCTGCCCGACGCACGCCGTAAGCGGATCGAGAGCGAGATCGCCGCCGCGCGTGAAGAACTCACGCGCCTCAACCGTGAGGGCGGGATCTTCGAGCGCGCGCTCGACGGTATCGACAAGGGCCTTTATGAATTCGGCAAGTCGGCCGAGGACACGACGAAGCCGATCGACGCGATGGCCGAGGCGCTGAAGCGCTTCCAAGACGTCGTGAAAATGCAGCGGGGAGCCAACACGGCGCCCGCGTTCAAATCCGAGCTGATCAAAAACGCGCTCGGCGCTCTCGCGGAGACGCCCGAGGGTGGCTTGGCGGCCGCGCGGAAAGAGTTCGAGGGCGTGAAGGATCTTCTCACGCAGGCGGACGCCGTCGCCGTAGAGAAGAACTTCCGCACGATCGCGCGCGCTACCGTCGAGCTTAAGTCGGCGCTGCAGGAGTTCCGCACCCCGGCCGAGCAGTTCAAGAAGGCGATCGACGAGATCCGCAAGGCGGATCCGAGCGAGGGCAACAAGTCGAAGGCCGCCGCCCAAGCCGTGATCGAGTACGGGCGCGAGCTGGCGAACATTCCCGCGGCCATGAAGGCGATCGAGGATCTCGGCCCCCTTCTCAAGCCAGAGGACGCGCAGGCGGCACGCGACGAGATCGGCAAGATCGCCAGAGACGCGGGGCGAGCGTTCGGCACTGACGCACAGAAGGCCGCCTATGGGTACGCAGAGAGCCTAAAGGCGATTAACGACGCCGAGGGCGCACTCAAAGCCACGGGGCAGGCATACGATCCCGAGCAGTTCAACGCCGCGCGCGCGATCCTCACGCAAGAGTATCAGGACGCCACGCGCTCGTTCACGCTCGACCTTGAAGACCTCGCCAACCTGATCGAGGAAATGCGCACGCCCACGGAGAAGCTCAACGAAGAGCTTGCCGAGCTGGGCTTCCTTCGCGCGGGCGAGGCCGAGGGATCGGCGGGAGCCATCGCCGCCGATCGGAAACGCGTCCAACTTCTCGAAGAGGAAGCACGCGCGGCCGGGTACGCGGGCAAGGCGCTAGCCGAGCTGAAGCGGATCCAGAATGGCACCGGCTACACGAAGGCCGAGCTGAAGGGGATCCGCGAGCGCATCACCTCGGCGGCGGGCGAGGGTTACGCCGCTGGCAACCGGCCTGCGGATGCGATGGGCAAGCAGCGGGCAGACGGCGAGGCCGCGAGTCGACTCTTCGCCCAGACGTTCACCGAGGCGCTTACGGCGGGCATCCGCTCGGGCAACTTTGGCGAGGCGCTCAGAACCACGATCGCCAACGCGGCAGCGAACGCGCTCACCGAGGCGATCACCAATATCGGCAAGTGGGCGGGCGACGCCCTCTTCGGTGAGGGTGGCCTCATGGGCGACGTCGCCGGGCTGATCTCCCCGGAGACGATCGGCAACAGCGCGAAGGCGGCCGCCGAGGGCGCGGCCGTTGCCAGCCTCACCGCTTTGGCGACGACGACGGCTGCCACCACGGCGGCCGAGACTGCGGCCTCAGCCACTGCGGTTACGGCGATGGTCGCGCTCACGACGGCGGCGACGGCCGCCTCTGCAGCTCTCACGGCTATGGCCGTGCAGGAGGGCGCCAAGGGCGTGGGGAGCACGATCGCAAGCCTCTTCGGGACGGGCATCCCCGGAAACGCGCACGGCGGTAAAGGCTTCGCCGGTCAGCCCATGATCGTGGGCGAGACGGGGAAGCGCGAGCTGTTTATCCCCGGCGCCGACGGCTACGTGGTTCCGAATTCGGCGCTGATGGGGACTACGGGCGTTCACGGAAGCGCGTCCTCGCGCTCGATCGGAAACCTGCGAATGGGCGATACCTATATCGCGGGCGACGTGGGAACGCATGACATGCTCAGGCAAATGCAGCGCCAACAAGAGGCCGAGGCCCGCCTGCTCATGCGCAAGATCAAATCGACGGTTCTCGAAATGGAGCGGCGCGGACAATGAGCGACGGCGATCTTCTTCCCGACCTCTATGTGGCGGATATGCCTTGGCTGCTTAACGAGGTGCAGGGCGTGCGCATGGCGCGATCGGGCTTCTCGCAAGTGCTGGCGATGGGCGAGCCCTTTTGGTCTTTCGAGCTGGCGACGACGTGGCTCGACGCCGACGACTATCAGGTTTGGGAAGCTTTCCTGATCGACAGGCAGGGGGCGAAGTCGACGTTCACCGCCTATCGCCAAGATCGC